CCATTAAATTTTTAAGTTTCTTTTCGATAAAATAGTTCAATAAACCCGAACGTGATGCAACAGGCACCGTATCGTATGTATTTATAATTTTATCTTTTAACTCATTAGGAATGTTTGTCAGGTCAATGAGTGTTTGATTGCGTGAAAAACCAACACGTGCTTCTTCTGATTCCCATTTGTCAACATCTTCATTCAGATATTTTTCAATTATACCCTTAGTGATTGCCTTCTGGCGCAAATCACGAACAAAACAATCACTCGGTGAAAAGATGTTAGGAATGCCATCACCTTTGTCACCACGAATAATCTTCTCTTTTAATTCAAGAGCAGGATTTTCTGATTTAACATACTTCTTCATTGAAGGATTATATTGTTTTACATTAGAACCATAACGTTGCAATTGCAAGAAGTCTCCATCACTAGAAAGAATTAGAATCTTTTGGTGTGGTGCATACAATGGTACTAAAGTACCAATGATATCATCCGCTTCTGCTCCCTCAACATCCACCACTTTATATGGAAAGTGTTCACGGAGTTCTTGCTTGAATTTTGCAAGCATATCAAAAATCAGGTGCCAATCCAAATCGGATTTCTCACGTGCTTTTTTGCGGCCTGCTTTATAGAATGGAAAGTATTCTTTTCGCCAGTATTTACGGTTATCGCAACAGAGTACGACTTCACCATATTCATTTTTAAATTGTTTGATGTTGTACCGCAAGGTATTCAGAATCATATGCCGTACAAGGTCTTCTTCAATCTTGATACCTTTTTGTGCATTAATCTGAGCCATCAAACCACCAAGTAGTACTTGGTTCAAGTCAATTAAAATCATTATAAACCTTTTTAGTTTCGTGTAAGGCCTATTCTAACATGCACCTTTGAGATTGTCAAGCCAGTGTTTGACTATTTCTTCGGATGTTGTTGTTTTCCGTGCAATTATACCATACCAACCACTTGGTATTAAATTGGAAATATATTCCAGAGGATCACCTAAAATTGCCGCAAAGTGGTCAAGTTTGTCGAATTTTTCTTCATCTTCTTCGTGGTCCTGAAACAGTATAATATCATATAGTTCACCGACTTGGTTTCCACCAACTTTTTCACCAGGATTTGTATAACTGTTTAGTTCAACTTTTATTTGTGATTCTTCTTCTTCATTTTCAAAAAATGTTAATACATCAAAGCTTTTATTTTTGAGATGTTTTAGATTTTCTAACATTAATTATTACTTTCTTATAACTATCTTTTGCATAATTTTTGTATATGTGATTTTCTGACTCTCACCATAATCCATGTATTGTAATAATCATCACTTATCAATGCATCACTGATAAACTGTTCTTTTGCTTCGAGATAACTACATTCACCTTTACTTTCACATAAATGTGTTATTTGACGTTTGAAATTTTCAGCACCATGAGTTTCAACATCTTTCTTTAGTTCTTCATTTGAACCATAGTAAGTCTGCCAATCAGATGGTGCTTTATATTTCTTTTTTTTACCTTTGACCTGTTTGGTCTTAGAAAAGTAAAAGAGTTTTTTACCAATGTATTTTCGATTAGTTACTAGGTTTGTTATTAGATAAACAAACCCATAATTTTCACCAACCAGGTCTTCAGTAAAATCGTTGTTGTTGTATTGCCAGTTTATGTGTCCCATTCCTCATCCATATCATCACTATCATCTATATAGTCTTCTGATACGGAGAGTTCTTCAATGGGTTCACCACAGAAGGGACAATGTTCTGGTAAGTCTGTTGATACGATTTCTTCAACATAAGAAACTTCATATGTTGATTCACAAGATGCACATTCGGCTGAAACTGATTTTTCCATTTTTATTCCTTAATTGGCCCAAACATCATTCCAATTTCCAGAAAGAGCTCCCTTCGCATAATCGGTTGCTCTATTCTCAAAAAAGTTTGTATGTGTTGGTGCGTTAATCATTTCCTCTACCCACGGTAAAGGATTTCTTTTCACTTTAAACACACCTTTAAGTCCCAAAGAAATTAAACGGCGGTCTGCAATATAACGAATATACTTCTTAACTTCCTCTTGCGTTAACCCTTCGATTCCGCCAAGGCTGAAAGATAATTCAATAAACTTATCTTCCAATTCGACCATGCGTTCTGCAATGGTGTAGATTCTTCCTTTGAGTTCGTCATTCCATATTTCCTTATTTTCTTCTATGTAGGTACGGAATAACTTAATCATATTTTCGGCATGTTGGGTTTCATCCACAATAGACCAAGTAACAATCTGGCCCATGCCTCTCATCTTGCCCATGCGTGGGAAATTCAATAACATAATGAATGATGAGAACAACTGCATACCTTCAGTAAAGGCAGAGAACACAGCAATGTGTGCCGCAGTATTTTCTTTAGTTGAATTCTTCAAAGAGATATCTAGAACATAGTCGTGCTTCTCTCTCATCTCTGCATATTCTAAAAATTCATTGTATGTTGTTTCAGGTAAACCTAAAGTTTCAATCAAATGTGAGTATGCAGCAATGTGTAAGGCTTCACGTGCAGCGAAACCTAGAAGCATCATTCTCACCTCAGGTTGCGGAAAGTAAGGTAGATAATTGTTGACATAACCACCAGCAACGTCAATGTCACCTTGTGTGAAGAAACGAAAAATGTTTGTGAGAAAAGTTTTTTCTTCAGTTGTTAATTTCTTCTTCCAATCTTTAACATCTTCCATCATTGGAACTTCTGTGTGGAGCCAATGACTTTGTTCATGTTTTAACCACGCATCATAAGCCCATGCATAGTTAAATGGTTTAAAATAATTTCTTTCGTCTGTAAGTTTTATATCGTGTTTCTTAATCATTTAATGAATTCCTGAATTTGGTCGGCCATTAGTACACCCGTTTTACGTTTAACTTCTTTACCGTCTTCAAATAAAATTAGTGTAGGTACTCCACGAATACTATAAAAGGTGGCGGCCGCTTCATCCTCTTCAATATCAATATTAACCAATTCAACTTCACCCATATCGACATGTTTGAAATTATTTGATAACGATTTACATGGAGCGCACCATTCAGCTGAGAATTTTAATAGTTTTTTCATTTTTATCCTTCGCAGGCTATGCAGTCATTACCCATGGCAATTTCTGTCATATCCAATTCCTTAATTACTTGTCTTTCGATTCTTTTGGATACTTTATCTGCTTTGCCAATCTTTTCAGAACGGCAATAGTAAAGTGTTTTTAATCCTTTTTTCCATGCCATAAAATGAATAGCATGAATATACTTAATATGTGCATCTGGCCTAAAGAATAGATTTAGTGATTGTGCTTGGTCGATGTGTTCTTGTCTGTCTGCTGCAAGGTCGATGACCCAACGTTGGTCAATTTCCATAGAAGTTTTGAAAACTGATTTTTCATCATCAGTAAGAATATCAAGATGCTGGCAGGAGCCATCATTAGCAATAATAGAACTCCAAGCATCAGCATAAGATTGTTCATTTCCATTTGTCTTTTCCTTTACGATAAAATCCAACCAACGGTTCTTATTCAGATGTGAGCCAGAAAGCGTATCCTGACGATAAGCGTTAGCACGATAAGGTTCAACACTAGGGCTAGTATTTCCCATAATGATAGACGAAGAAGCATTTGGAGCAATAGCCATAAGATGACTAAAACGTTTACCAGTGCCACTAGCATCTGGAGCCTCACCTCGTTCTTCACCCAATTTAAGATTCGCTGCATCTAATTTGTCCCGAATGTTTTTGAAGATTTTTCTATTTGATACTTTTGCAACAACACTCTCAAAGGGAATTTTGTTACGTTGTAAGTAAGCATGAAACCCAAGAGCGCCAATACCAATGCTACGCTCACGTTCAGCAGAATATTTAGCTCTGGCAATTGAACTTGGAGCGTTATCAATAAAATACTGAAGAACGTTATCAAGCATTTCTGCCACATCTTTAAGGAATAGTTCATTGTCTTTCCATTCATCATAAGTTTCAAGATTTAATGAAGACAAACAGCAAACAGCAGTACGTTCTTCATTGGTCGGTAAAATAATTTCAGAACACAAATTCGATTGATGTACTTTCAATCCTTTTTCTTTTAACCACTCAGGTAGAAAACGATTACTTGTATCAATAAAATGTATATATGGTTCACCCGTGTGCATACGTAGTTCAAGAATCATCTGCCATAACATCTTGGCTGAAACCACTTCTCTCACTTCTTTTGAGTTTGGATCAATCAACTGCCATGAATCATCTGCTTCTGAATCCAACATACACTTTTCGATGATTTGCATGAAGTCATCAGTAATGTTAATACCATGATGCAAGTTCAGGCAACGTACATTGGGGTCACCTGTTGGCTTACGCATCTCTAAGAATGGAATAATGTCGGGGTGACTAATATCAAGATAAGCAGCATAAGACCCACGGCGAGTTGTTCCTTGTTTGTATGCGTGTGTTGATGCATCATAAGTCTTCAAGTGAGGCATTACACCTGTGGACTTATCGCTAGCTGAACGAATACCAAATCCAATACCAACACCGCCGCCCATCATTGACAACCAACTAGTTTCACTAAAGTTGTTAACTAAACCTTCCGCAGTATCCTCAATGTAATTAAGGAAACATGATATAGGCAGACCACGCTTGCTGCGACCAAAAGATAAAATGGGAGTAGAATAAGAGAGCCAATGCTTACTGCTATATTCGTATAATCTCTGTGCATGTTCTTTGTTTGTTCCAAATGATTTTGATACAAATGCAAATCTGTGTTGCGGTGATTCCTCATCATCCTTCATGTACGATTCTTTTAATCGTTTAATTCCCAACTCATCAAAAAGTTTGTCTCTTTCCAAATCAATGTTTATACCTAGGTACTCTGCCATGGTTGTTGCCTTATTGTTATTGTGTAATAAATTCTCTAATCATTGGAAAAATTGGTTCAATTGCATCCACACAAGCAATTGCAATTTCCCGATGTTCTTTTTGGGTTCCGTTGGCAGAACGGAGTTGTATATAGTGTACCCATGAACGAAGTGTTCCGTTCATATACATGCGTGAACCAGTCATACCTTCAGGTAGTACAGCACGTGCTTGTTCCTTTGCAATACCATTTTCCAATGCCCATTTGTAGGCATTGTTGGATGCTTCAAGTGATTTGGTTTGATACGTTTGCCATTGCAACTTCAAAATAGGATCTTCCGTTTCAATACTGTTTTGTCTGTTTTTTGTATCTTGTAATCTTGCTTCACGTAGTTCGAAACCAAGGTCTTCAACACTTGCGTATCGTTGACTAAACTCTTGGAAACTAAAACTACGATGACGTAAAATCTGTCTTGCAATATCTCTTGTTGTGTAAATTTCTAAACACACACTAACCATTTCTAATGGTGACCAATGTTGATTTTTCATCAAATAACGAACCAACTTTTCAGACGTATCACTATTGTTTTGGTTTGCGGGATTTGATACTCTCGCACAATAAGCAATCTGGTCTAACAAGTTCTTACCATCAGAACTTTGCGAATAATTAACCAATTCAACTCTCATATTATACTTTCTTCCAATTTACAAATTCAGCTTTTGCTCTTAAATTAACAAAGGTATTTTTACTTATGATATCTTGGATTTCATCCGGTGAGAAACCATCTAGTATCATATCATTAATATCCTTGGAGTCAATAAATGGTGGCCAGATTACCACATTAAAGTGATTATCGATGGCTTTATCTATCTGATTACATATCTCTTTATTTCTAGGTTCATTGTCGAATATCAAAGTAATGTTGTTTTTTTCCAACATATTAGATGCACCTTCTAAATGAGAATCGGCAGTAGCCACCGCATTATCTATAAACAAGGAGTCAATAGGACCTTCAACCACATAGATCATCTTCTCCTGATTGATCCTGTCGAGTCCGAACAGTTTATTCTTAGTCTCATCTATCTTGATGGTGATATATCTTAGTTTAGATTCACCCAATGCACGACCTTGAAATGCAATTAAATTTTTGTCTTGGTCGTAAAAAGGAATCACCAATCGCTTATCACCCTCAATGAGACCATCTTGTTCTAAATCAAGTGATTCAACAAAAGCTTTAAAGTCTTCTGCATAGTATAACCGACTGAGACATTCTTTTGGAATCTTTCTTGATGTAACATAAGTTTTTGCAAAATGTGTTTTTGGTAGAGACTCAATACTAGGTAATTCTAGATTTTTTTGAAATACTGGTGTTGGTGCTTTGAATTCTTCAAACTTAGGTTTTGTATAGTTGTTGTTTCCAGTTTCACCGTGTTTATACCGTTCTAGTGCATATTCTTTCACCAACGTTTGGTCTACCTTCTCTAAGAAATTATAGAAAGTGGTACTTGCACCACAGTTGTGACACATGTAGAAATAATCGTTGGATTTTCGGTAAACATAACCACGGCATTTGGTTTTGTTTTTTTGTGAATCACCACAGAGAGGGCACCTGAAATTATACAGGTCAGATTTTTTCTGTGTAAATTTTTGAAGCTTAGGGGAAACCCGAAGCAGAAAGGCACGGTCAATGAAAACGCTCATAATGTATATATCAAAAGGGAAAGGGATTAGTTCATCAGTTTCACTATTGTATCAGGATTTACGTGACTAAGCAACCATGAAAGTACAAGTATGCCGCCGGCAACCATCCACTTCCATTGTAGGATTTGATCCAGTTGTTTGCGCTCTTCTTTGTTATGTGTATTAACAGCGTCACGGAGAGAATCAATCTTCTCCGAAAGACACTTATCCATGGATTGCATTTTATCCAAAACGGTATCAATACGTTCATGTATTTCTTTGATATCGCTTTCGGTTTCTAATCGTCTTTTGTCCATGTCTGTATATACCTTAGCAATATGTCTGTCGTGTTGGTCCACAAGTTTGTCTATGATGATATCCAATTTCCCAGCAATAGAGGTGAGGGCCTCTACTTGGCCCTTTAATTTACCCACATCACCAATTAATTCAAGATCCGCAGGAGACATTATTTGGTTACTTCCAATTTCTTGTGCATTTTAACTT